GGATGTGGAGCGGTTCGCGCCGGTCGATGTGACCTACGACCCGTGGATGGGCGATCCGGTGGTGCAGATGGTCCAGGCGCGCACTCGGCTGGACATGTGGCCGTTGCCGCAGCGCTACGAGCACGTCACGGACGCGCTGACGAAGCTGCGCGCCTGGTGCAAGGAGTCCGCGGGGCGCGATGCCAGCGAGGCGCCGTTGTTGCGCCACGGCGGCAACCCGGTGGCGCGGTGGGCGGCGGACGCCCTCGAGGTGACCAAGAAACGCGACAACCCGGATTTGGCGCGGCCGTCGAAGCCGGACCGCGAAAGCGACGGGCGGCGCATCGACCCGATGTCGGCGGCGGTGCTGGCGATCGACGGGGCGCAGCGGCGCCAGACGCACCAGAAGCCGGAGCCGAACGTGAGGGTGATTTCGTGAGCCGACGAGTCGAGACGTTCGTCGAGCTTGTTGGTGTGGGGTGTGTGCTGGCGGCGGCGTTCATGACTGCTGTCGAGCTCGGGGTGGCGCTTGTCGGCGTGGCGCTGGTCGCGGCCGGCAACATCCCCCGGCCGCAGGCGGAGTCGCGGTCTCGTCGCGAGGGGGTGTAGGTGCCGCTGCTGCGCGACCGGCTGCCGAGCCGCCAGCGCGCTCTGAACTACGACCAGGAGCCCTGGTCGGATTTGATCGAGGACGCGACGACCAGCTCGGGTGTCGCGGTGACGCCGGAGAAGTCGTTGCAGGTCGCGGCCTGCTACGCCTGCGTGCGGCTGCTGGCCGACTCGGTAGCGATGTTGCCGGTGCAGCTGGTGCGTCGTCGCGGGCGGCGCCGGGAGCAGCTCGACCCGGCCGAGTCGAACCTCGCCTGGCTCATGTCGGTCGAGCCGAACAGCGAGATGGACGCGGGCGAGTTGTGGCGGGCGGTGGCGGGCTGGACTTTGCTGCGCGGCGACGGGTTCGTGTACGTCGAACGCAACAGGGGTGGCGCGCCGACCGCTTTGTGGCCACTGCCGACCACTAGCGTCAACGTTGGTCGTACGCCTACGCGCCGCGAGCTGGTCTATCAGGTCGTCACGCCGGAGGACTATCGGGCGCCGGGCGTGCCGGAGGCGGCCGCGCTAGGGCCGGCCAACATTCTGCACTTCAGGGCGTTCGGCGTCGGCGGGCTGACGGGCCTGTCGCCGATCGGGCAGGTCCGCGAAAGCGTCGGCACGGCCATCGCGGCCCGCCAGTACGCCGCCAGGTTTTACCAGCACGACGCGGCGCCCGGCAGCTACGTGTCTGTCGACGGGGAGCTGACCGACAAGCAGTTCGAGCGGCTCAAGTCGCAGTGGCGCGCCGCCCACGAGGGCTTGTCGAAGTCGCACAAGCTCGCGGTGCTGGAGGGCGGCGCCAAGTGGGAAAGCGTCTCGCTGAACCCCAAGGATGCGGCGTTCATCGAGTCTCGCAAGTTCGAGACGGTAGAGATCGCGCGGATCTACAACGTCCCTCCGCACATGATCCAGGACGTCGAGCGGTCGACGAGCTGGGGCACCGGCATCGAGGAACAAGGCATCCAGTTCGCGACGTACAGCTTGGGTCCGTGGACGGACCGGCTCGAGCGGGTGACGCGCCGCGGGCTCGTCACGCGGACGTTAGGCCCGCGGGTCGTGCCGCGTTGGAGCATGGACGCGCTGACGAAGGGCGACGTCAAAACGAGGTTTGAGGCGCATGCGACGGCGCGCCAGTGGGGGTGGGAGTCCGCCAACGACGTGCTGGAGGCCGAGGACAAAGACACGATCGGCCCGGCCGGCGACGTCTATCTTCAGCCGATGAACATGGTGCCGGCCGGGACGGTCACCGAACCGCGCGACGCCCAGGGTGGCGGGCGGCGGGCGGGCCAGCGCCAGCCGCTGGCCGACCTCGTTGATCTTCGCAGCAAGCATGTCGGCGAGCTCCTGTCGAGCTTGGACAGCCGGATGGAGGCCGAACGCGAGGCGGTGCTGGACGCGATCGGCCCGACGCGCCCGCAGACCGCCGACGAGATCTACGACACGGAGGCGCACCAGCAGGCTTTGGCCGAGCTGCTGGTGGAGGCCAACCGGAGCATAGACGGCGATTTTGGCGAGACGGTCGAGCAGCAGGTCGGCCGCAGCGTTGCGGCGCGCTACGACAGCGATGACGAGTGGTTGCGGACCAACGCCGAGATGACCGCCCGCGCGGTCGTCGCCACGACTCGCGACCAGATCGATCAGGACCTGGCCGGCAAGCCTGAACAGCCCGCCAGCGACGTCGTCGACGAGGTATATCGGACTCACGTGGCCGCCCGGCTGCCGAGCGTTGCGCTGACGCAAACGACCACCGTCGGGCAGCACGCCGCTCACGAGTCGGCATCGCAGGCCGGCGCGGGCACCAAGACGTGGACGACGACCAGCGGCAACCCCAGGTCGACCCACGAGGCACTCAACGGATCGAGCGTGCCGATCGACCAGCAGTTCGACAACGGGGCGGCGTTCCCGGGCGATCCGACCCTGCCGACGCCCGAGCGCGCCCAGTGCGAATGCGTGCTGACTTACAGCTAAGGGGTGGTGCGATGAAACGCCACGTCGACAGCGACCGGCAGCGGCGGCGGCCCGTCCGGCAGCGCCTCCGGCCCGACAAGGACCGCGGCTACAGGCCGCCCGCAGACCGACACGACGAGCCCGACCGCCGCGACGACCAGGACGACCAGCAGGAGCGCTAACGATGCGCTACATGCGCGCCCATGTCGACCGGCAGGCGGCCCGCGACCACGGGCCGCTGCCGATCACCGTAGCTACCGAGGGGTCCAAGCCCGACGGGCTCGACCTGCAGATGGATCGGGTGCGTCTCGAGCGGTGGCGCGCCAACCCCGTGGTGTTGCTCGAGCACTTCCCCCTGACGATCAACGCCGACATGCCGGCGGTGATCGGCCGCGCCGACAACATTGCCGTCGACGACGACCGGCTGCGTGCCGACGTGACGTTCGACACGGGGTCGAAGCTCGGCGGCGAGATCGACCGGCTGTACCGCCAAGAGTTCATGCACGCGTTCAGCGTCGGGTTCGACTTCGGTCGGACGGACGGCGGCGGCGTGCCCGAGTGGTGGGAGCCCCTGGAGGTGTCGGCCGTGCCGCTGCCGCTGGACGGGTCGGCGCTGGTCGACGACGACGCCCGCGACCAGCTGGTGACTGCCGCCCGAGCGGTGGTCGGCGACTCTGACCTCGCCGACCAGCTCCGCCACCTCGTCGGCGGCCGGTCGCAGCCGTCGGCGGCGCGCGAGCCGATCGCGCCGCACTCCACCCCGACCGACACCGACTCTGACTGGGACGGCGATCAGGCCGTCGCTGAAGCACCCAACGACGCCGAGACGCTGCGCTACATGCACGCCTGGCGCGACCCCGACCAGGCGGCTGACGAGAAGCAGGCCTACAAGCTCCCGCACCACCCGGCGGGCACGTCAACGCCGGCAGTGATCGCCGGCGTGAACAACGCGCTCGCAAGGCTGTCGCAAAGCGACATTCCCGAGGGCGACCAGGACGCGGTCGAGCGCCACCTCCGCGACCACCGCGAGGACGCCGGCCTCGACCGCGGCATGACTGACGTCGAGCTGCGCGACGCCGTCGCGCGCGTCACCAGCCCGCTGGTGCGCAGCGAACCAGCCGACTGGCTGTTTCAGCGCGAGCGCAAGTTGCGCGCGCCGACGCTGGCGCGTTACCGCCGCCGCCAGCGCCTCCACGACCTCACCACCGACGCCAACCCGCACTGAACGACCACGCGACCAAGGAGACCGTTGTGCCGACCGCACTCGACCTGAAGAGAGACCGCGCCCAGAAGGTGGGCGAGGCCCGCGAGGTGCTCGAGACCGCCGAGGGCGAGAACAGAGACCTCACCAGCGAGGAGCAGCAGAAGTATGACCGGCTCGACAGCGAGATCACCGCGCTCGGCAACCGCATCGATCGGCAGGAGACGCAGGAGCAGCGCGACCGTGACCTCGCCGCCGTCGACCCGCCCGACGGCCCCGGGCAGCCGGAGGGCGGCTCCCGCGAGGACGTCGACGGACTGGCCGACCGGTTTCGCCAGCTCGCCCGCGGCGAAACCAACGCCGTCGACGTGGCGTTCAGCCAGCGCGACCTGACCACCGGCGTGGACACGGCCGGCGGCCACACCGTCCCGACGAGCTTCGTGGCTGACCTTTACGAAAGCATGCAGGAAATGTCGGCGATCCGCGAAACGCGGGTGCGCACCATCACGACCAGCTCCGGCGAGCAGATGCAGTTCCCCAAGAAGACCGGCCGTGGGTCTGCCGGGCTGGTGTCCGAGGGCGGAGTGATCCCCGAAAGCGACCCGAGCTTCGGCCAGATCACGGTCGGCGCGTACAAGTACGGCCAGATGATGCAGCTCTCCTATGAGCTGCTGGATGACACGGCCGTCAACTTGCTCGACGTGATCGCCCGCGACGCCGGTGAGGCGTTGGGCGAGGCGACCGGCGAGCACTTTGTCACTGGCGACGGCACCAGCAAGCCGACCGGGGTCTTGACCGCGTCGACCGTCGGCGTGACTGCGGCGGCGCTGGACGACATCACGACCGACGAGCTGCTGTCTTTGCTGCACAGCGTCATCCGGCCGTATCGCCGTCGTGGCGAGTGGATGATGGAGGACAGCACTGTAGAGCTGATCCGCAAGAAGAAGGACAGCGATGGCCAGTACATCTGGCAGCCCGGCCTTCAGGCTGGCGAGCCCGACCGGCTGTGGGCCCGCCCGGTGGTGGTCGATCACAACATGCCGGTCGCCGCCACCGGCAACAAGTCGGTGCTGTTCGGCGACTTCTCGGCCTATTTGATCCGCGACGTTGCCCAGATGCGTTTCGAGCGCAGCCGCGAGTTCGCGTTCGACACCGACCTGGTGAGCTTTCGCAGCCTGATGCGCACCGACGGCCAGATGCTTGACACGTCCGGTGCGATCAAGGCCATCCAGCAGTCCTAAGCCAGCTGACGAGGGAGAGCCCGCATGAGCACGACCGTGAAGATGAAGCAGCCGATCTCGGGCCGCCGCAACGGCAAGTTCTGGCCCGAGGTCGGCGAGACGATCGAGGTGACCGACCGCGAGGCGACCGAACTGGAGCACATGGGGATCGCCGAGCGCGTCAAGAGCACCAGCAAGTCCAGCGGCGGCAGCTAGCCGGTGGCGCTGGCGAC